GCCACTGCGTCGCAAATTTCGCAGGGTTTGCCGAACGTCTTGTCGGTGCAGATATAGACCGCTTTCACTGCGCCGGCTGCATCCTTGATGAAATGCTGGCCGAAGTCGTGAAAGAACGTGACATCACCGTTTTTGCGCCAGCCCGGCAAGACCCGATAACGGTTACGACCCGTCTTCGGCTTGATGGTGGTAGCGCCGCTCGTTTGCGCCTTACGTGCTGCAAGCAATTCCATCAGAGTTTGAGTCGTCATAGTTGTGATCCGTTTTTAGTTGTGAATAAGCGAAAGGTTGTGAGGACAAGGCATTTTGTGCTGCTTTATACGTCTTGCCCCTCTCGATTAGTATAGTTAGTCATTACTTATCAATCGGGGCAAAACCGAAAGATCCTGTCAGGCAGCTTGACGACGTGCTTGCTCCGCAGCCAGTGCATCGGCGCGCGCTGCGTTCGTGCCGAGCTCGGCATCCTTTGCGGCGAGAATGCGCAGCTGGCCATCGCGCTCGCGGCGGCGATCGACGCTCACCTGCACGATCATGTCCTTGCGCTGCATGAAGGCTTCACGACTGTCGTTGGCGATATCGAACAGCGCGCGGGCCTCAATCGTCTGAGTCTTCGCTTTGATGACACGCGGGTCCGACTTGACCGCGTTCGCCACCATCGCTTCGGTAACCTTGGTGCCGTCTTCAGCGAATTTCTTGCGCCACGCATGATCGACTTGTGATTCGGTCACCTCGGCCGCGAGCTTGCACTTCTCCATCTGCCGACGCGCCCACGCTGCCTGCTCGGCGTAGTGAATGAACATCGGCGCCTGACTGATCGTTGCCTCGTCCAGGTCGTTCTGGTTGATCTGCAGGTCCGTTCGTAATTGCTTGACGTCCACATAGACCTTCAGGCCCGATGCTGTTGCGGCCGGAGCGGCTGCGGGTGCTGCTGCGACGGCCGCAGTAACGACCGGCCCGGCCGTTGCGACTTCGGCCACTGCGCCGGGTGTGCCCGCTGCCAGTGCGGGTGTGTCGACGTCGCCGACCATTGCCGCCATTTCTTCCATCGTCATTGCATCGTTGGGCACGTGAAACTCCTTCGTTTAGTTAATGAGGTCGGCCACCTTAGCGGCCACAGTTTGAAGCACTGAATACTTGCCCGGATCGTGAAATATCTGAGCCGGGTTGATACCAAAAACGATTGACGCATCGAGCTTCGGATCGAAAATCACCTTTCCCGCGAGCTCGGCACTCCCGCCCTTCAACCCGGGCGCGAAGTAGCGTGCTGCATTTGTCCCGAGGGTAATGATGACGGGCGGTTTTAGGATGTCGACCTCCTGCGCGAGATAGCCACTGCAGGCAGAAATCTGCGACGTGGTGAGGGTCTTCTGGTCCTTTGGCTTGCCGGACTTGACGAGCGTTGTGAAGTAGCCGTCCTGCGCGGAGAGCCCTGCCTCTTTGAGCGCGCTGATAACGAGCGCCCCGTTGTCGCCTTCGAGCAGCTTGCCCGCCTTCTCTTCCTGCCAGTTCGGCATATCGGACACCAACATGAACTTCGGCGTCTTGCCGATACGGGGCATCGGGTGACAGCCGCCCTTGAGCGAGCACTTGTCACACGTGCGCGTCTCTTCAGCGATCCGCACGAGTTGCAGCAAGGCAAGCTTTTCAGCGTTCAGGGTGCGGTCTGCTTTCACGCTATCGACGGTGAAGCCCGGCAGTAGCTCTATGCGGTCTTTCAAGCGGTCGGGATGCATCGCAGGAAACTTGTCACCCTCACACTCGGCGAACGCTCCCACGAGCACCAGCTTGTCCTTCACGGCCTGGTTGATGTGCCGCCCGGTGTAGCCCGCTGCTTTGAGCGCGGCGTCGAGGTCAACCCGCTTCTCAAAAGGCTTGCCCCACTTCTCCCGTGCGTCAGTGATATATCCGGCAGCTTTGTCCGAGCAGCCCTTCAACGCCTGGAACGGCGCGTAGAGCTTGTCGTCGCCGACGATCTCTACCCGTGCACTCGAATAGTTGATGTCCGGGGGCAGCACCTGGATGTTCATACGTCGCGCTTCCATCACGAGCGGTTCGCGCTTTTCCTCCTTGTCGATTTCAGTGAGCGACGCCGCAAAGAACTCGGCCGGATAGTTGACCTTGAGCCACATCGCCCAAAACGAGATGACGGCATATTCAACAGAGTGCGAACGATTGAAGGCGTAGCCCGCGAACAACTCGATCTTGTCGAAGAGCTGATTCGCCGCGCCTTCGGTGATACCCGAGTGCGACACGCAGCCTGCGACCCACTTGTCGCGCTGCTCGGCCATCTTCTCCTTATCCTTCTTACCCATTGCTTTTCGCAGATGATCGGCGCCGGCCATCGTGAACCCTGCCAAGTCCCGGGCAATCTGCATTACCTGTTCCTGGTAGATGATTACGCCGTAGGTGTCCTCGAGCGCCGGAATCATGTTCGGGTGCTCGTAGTAGGCGGTCTTGTCACCTTGCCTAATCGACACATAGTCGTCGCACAGCCCCGCATCGAGTGGCCCCGGGCGGTAGAGCGCGACCACCGCGACCAGATCCTCGAACACCACCGGACCAGACAGCGCGATTTTGCGCAGCAACGACTTCATGCCGCCGGACTCGAACTGGAACACCGCGACGGTATCGCCCCGCCCGAACGCTTCCATCACCCGAAGGTCATCGAGCGGCGCGCGCATCAGGTCGAGGCTCTTCCCGTGACGCTCTTTGATGTAGGTGAGCGCCAACTTCAGGACATCGAGGGTCGTCAGACCCAAAATATCCATTTTGATCAGCCCCCAATCCTCTACCGTGCGCTTATCCCAATTCACCACCGGGCCGCCGGTTCTGGTTTCGACCACGGCGCGGTTGATAAGCGGCTCACCGGCGACGACCACACCGGCTGCGTGCTGCCCGAGCCCACGCGCGGCGCCCTCCAGGTTGACGGCGTGCTTCCAGATCGATGGGTAGGCCGCTTTGTATTTGTCGATCTCAGGAACAATCGCGGCTGACTCCTCGAGCGAGAGCGCAACCCCGTGCTGCGACTCCACCTGCTTCGAGCACGCATAGTCGAACGGTGACAGGTCGTGGACCCGCCCCGTGTCCCGGATGACGCCCGCGGCGCCCATTGAGTTATAGGTCGAGACGCCAGCAACGTTCTCGCGCCCGAAGTGTTCCGCGATGTATTCGATCACCTCACCGCGGCGACGCGACATGAAGTCGAGATCGGCATCGGGCAAGTCAAGCCGTTCAGGATTGATGAACCGTTCGAACAGCAGGTTGAACCGAATCGGATCAACGTCGGTGATCCCCATCAGGTAGGCGACGAGTGACCCGCCAACCGACCCACGACCAGGACCGACGAGAATCCCTTGCCCTTTCGCCCACTGGACGATGTGGTGCACGAGCAGGAAGTAGCCCGAGAAGCCCATATTCCGCAGCACCTCCAGCTCAAAGGCAAGCCGTGCTTTGTATTCGGGGAAGTCTGCGGCCGCCGGCTGGTGACCGAGCACCGGAGCGGCGAAGCGCAGCGCCCAACCCTTTGCGACTTCGGCGCACAGCGTAGCGAACTCGTTGTCTGCCATCTTCGGGAGACACGGCGCCATCTTCTTGAACTCGTAGGTCACCGAGTCAACGAGCCGCTGGCCGCCGACCACGGCGAGGTGCGCGGGAAGCTTCTGCCCTACCATCGCCCGCGCCAGTTCGATCGGTGGCTTGATGAAGTAGTCGCGCGTAAACGGCTTAAGCGTCCAGCGATCGGACATCTTGTTCCCGTTCGCAATGGCGCGCAGCACGTCCAGGCTGTCGGCATCGTTCTCGGTCGCATACAGCGCTGGCCAAGTCCCGATGCAATGCAAACCGTGCTTCTCCTGCATAGCGCGCGCCCGGTCATTCAACGTGCGGTGCAGCGGCGTCGATCCCGGCACATATTCGATATACAGGTTTTCGCCGAACACCTGGCTATACCGATAGGTCAGTTCGTCGTATCCGGGATGGTGAAACAACCCATTGAAGTCACCCGTCGAGATCGCACAGCCTTCGAGCGCGAGCACGTGCTCTAAGCCTACGCGCGAGTGATAGTAAAAGCACTCAGGCGAGTTTCCGATCGACAGGAGCTTCATCAGGCTGTGGATGCCCACCTCGTTCAGCGCGTATGCCTTCAGCGTGTAAAGTTGGTTCGACAACTCCTTTTCGCCGGTCGCCTTCGCGGGCTTGCGGTAATGCGGATCGTCGACCACGCGCAACGTGCACCCGATGATCGGCTTGATCCCTGCTTTCTTCGCCTTCTCAGTGAAGCCAACCATGTTGCTTATGGTCATGTTGTCCACCAGCGCGACGGTTTCGTAACCCTGTTCCTTCGCGCGGTCGATCAGGGTTCCCACCTGCAAGGTGGACTCCCCGAGACTAAAATCGCTGCGCGCGGCCAGCAAATGCTTGATGTTCATGTCCGTCCCTAGTTACCCGACCAGTGCCTTGAATTCCCGTGATCGGATGCGTTTGCCTTCTTCTACCGCGCTGCTGATCATGCCTTTGACCCTCTCTTCCTGACTCGGCGTTAGACCCAGCGTCTTGTAGCTGACGATGAATCGGCGATCGATGAAAAGCTCATCAACCGCCTCCCCATCGACATGTCCAGCAGCTAGTTGAACTATCGTCACAAATCCCCCTTTCGTTACTTCAATGATCACCGCCCGCGCTTCGCGTGCGAACGATCCGGTCACCCATCACGGTGGCTATGCGCAGCGCGGGAAAGAGGCTCACGACAATCGACACACGCGAGGACGCGGTGGCGTCGGACCACTCGAACTCGCGCACATACATGGCGCGCAGGTCTGATTTGGTGAAGCTGTTCTGCGATAGCAGGCGCGCGCCGGTGAACTGCAGCCAGCGCGGGGTGGTTGCGTCAAACGGGTTCTTGCCGGCGGCAAGG